TTCATGGCATAACTACAATAGAGTCTGGAATTAGGTATACCTGCCCATTCTTCTGGACTATCACTGCTCACAATAATTCGGAGGTAGGCAATGTCTAATATTATCAATAAAGATAGTTTTATATATTATAAGGATGAGCCAATAGAGAATAGCATTCTTGGAATCAAAGATAATAGAATCGTAGAGATTCCAAACTTTGTAAGTCCAGAAGATGCAAAAAATATGATTAACTACTTTGAGGCAAAGGCTGAAATGTGGGGAGATATTGCTTTTTATGGTTCTTCTGGCATGGGGTTGCAACCAAATGACCCAATGCTTGCAGACTATCACTTGCCTGGAGACTTTTTCGATAACTTGCGTGAGCAGTTTAAGGCAAATGTAGAGGCTGTTTTTGGTAGAGAAGTAAAGGCAAACACTTCGCATGCACAAAAGTGGGATGTTGGAGGATTTGCCAATCCACACTCAGACAACTCTGATAACCACGGAGAACCCAATGCCTTTGAGATTAACAAGTATGTGGCAATCCTGTACCTAAATGGAGATTATGAAGGCGGAGACCTCTATTTCCCAGATCACGACATTTCGTTCAAGCCAACCCCATATGCACTAATTACTTTTCCTGGTGGGGTAGAGAATATTCACGGAGTTACAGAAATTACTGCTGGCACTAGATATACTATGGTTTCTTTCTGGGACTTTGCTGACGCAGAGTATTCTGAAGAAAAGAAGACTTGGTGGGAAGAAGAGACAAGAAAAGTTAGAGAGCAACAAGCTAAGCAAAAAGAGGAGTGGGCTAAGGGCAATAAGCTTGCCTAATAATTATGGAAAAGATTGTTCATAAACACGATATTGTAGAGTTTCCAAACTTTTTATCAGGCGAGGAATGTCAAAAGCTTATAAGCTATTATGATGCTGGAGACTCTTTGTGGCAAGAAACTTGTTTCTTTAATGCCCGTGTAATGGATCCAAACGGACCAAAGAGCCAGCTTGGCATAGAGTTATTTAATCCAAACTTTTTTGAAGAGTTGAGACAGTCTCTAAAAAATATGGCTGAAGATGTTATGGGTAGACCAGTAAGAAATCTTACACTGAGTGCTCACAAGTGGCTTCCAGGAGCTTACGCAGGAGACCATGCAGACAATGCAGAGCTAGATGGAACCCCAAATGCCTGGCAAGATAATAAGCTTGTTACAATTATTTATCTTAATGATAACTATGAGGGCGGAAATCTCGCATTTAGAGATCATGATATTTCTATTGCACCAAAGGCAGGAACGGTAATTGTATTTGATGTTGGCATTGATAATGTTCATTCAGTAACTGAGGTTACATCTGGAGAGCGTTATACGATGCTTCTATCTTGGGACTATGCAGATATAGACTATCCAGAAGGATTCCTAGAAGAGCTTGCAAGATTAAAGATGGCTGAGCAGCCAAAGCAAGATGAGCAAAAGAAGCAATGGAAGTCTTAAATGTCATCTAAGCCTATAGTGTTTTCAGAAAAAATATTTTACTACGAATCTGTCATTGAAGATCCAAAAGGCCTAATAGAGGCAATTGAGTTATCAAACAATGACCTGTCCGAAGCCTCGTTAATATCTAGCTGGCATTCCTGGTCATCTAGTAATGGCTCTTATGTATTTGGTGAAAGAAAAACTACAAATCCAGATGCCTATATTTCAGCAGCTGAAAATGTAAGGCTCATCTTTTCACTATTGAAGGATACCCTTTCAGAATATGGTCAAGATTACGCAAATACTCTTGGAATAAAATTAGGAACACAGATGCCAATAAGCATAAGTAAGTATTTTACGGGGGCATCCATGGGACCGCATACAGATTCTTCACCAAATCCTACAACAGAGCATATTTCTGCTGTCCTATATCTCAATGATGACTATTCTGGTGGAGAAATTGCCTTTCCAGATCAGGAAGTAGTCATTAAGCCAACTGCTGGCAGTTTGGTAATCTTTCCATCAATACCGCCATTCTTTCATGAGTCTAGAGAGATTTTGAGTGGAACAAAGTACATGTCGCCAGCCTTTTGGCATTTGTTGGCTTAGTCTATGGTAAACTATAGGTGGTGAACAATGTCTAATCCATCTAATCTTTATGCAGAAAAAGTCTTTTCTGAACACCCCATTGCCCTTTGGCCACTAGATGATTCTGCTGACTATATTTCTCTAATTTCTGAGGCTCAAAGAAATATGGAATCTTGGCAGATTGATAACGGTTTAGCAGAGCTTGTAACTGGAATTATTGACGAGCCATTTCCCACAAGTCATGTATCTAAAATAACTGTAGACGATACTTCTGGAAGAGAGTTCTATGTAACATCTGTTAGCCCAGACATTGTTTCTTTTAACAACTTGAGCCAGGAGCTATCAACAATAAATGTTGGCGTTTTCTTATATTCTAATACACCATATGTTTCTGGATTTGATATTGGGTATGAATATTATGATAGCGTTAGTGGAGCTATTGTACAAGACCTAAAGTTTTTCTCTACTGAAATATATGAAAGCTGGATCTTTATATCAGAAACCTTTACGCCAGTAATCCAGTCATCAATGATGAGACTTGTTATTCGTGCTAGGTTCTATGAGGGTGATGATGCAGAAAACTATAGCTTTTTAGTGAATGGTATTTCTCTCGGCCAGTGGTCTGAAGAATTTAATTCATCCTCTTTAGGACAAACCCTTGAATCAATACCATCAAATATTTTTGGAGAGTCTGGGCTTTATGGAATTCCAGTACAGTCATACGGTCTTCAAAATTTTGACGGGTATTATATTGTAGAAAACTATGCACTTAAAGCTAAAAATAGTGGTTTCCCTATGGTTTATGGAACTAACAATGTAACTACTATGCAGGGTGTGGGAAGCAGCAAGCCATCTCTTATATTGCCTTCCCTAGGCTTTTTGAATGAGTCTGGAAAATATAAAGACTACACTGTTGAGTTCTGGATCAGGGCTAACTCAGACAGCATTATTGACAAAAAGATTTTTGGTAGCATTAGGGGTACTGATGGTGTTTATGTTGGTGGACCATTCATTTCTTTCAAGGTAGGAGATAACTTTATTAAGCACTTTGTTGGTGAGTGGTACAGACCAATGCTTGTTCAGCTCAGGTACTCTCCATCATCAATATCAATGATCATTAATGGTGAGCAGGTTGGAGAGGTCTTTATAGACGCTACTGAAATTGAGATGACAGAAATAACTTCCATTATCAATAACATTACGGTAGATAATGACTGGATGGCATTTTGGTCATACCAAGATGTGTCTCCAGTAGAGATAGATGCAGTTGCAATATATGGATATAAGGTACCACTTCAAGTTGCCAAGAGAAGGTTTATTTATGGTCAAGGTGTTGAGTTTCCAGAAAACATAAACAACTCTTATAGCGGAAGCTCTGTATTTATAGACTATCCATTCTCTAAGTATTCCAAAAACTATACCTATCCAAATATTGGCAAATGGTCACAGGGTGCTTATGATAATTTCAGAATAAACGGAAATACTTTAGCATTCCCAGGGTATAGCAATGCCTTAGCAGTCTTTGATAACAAAACTCAGGATCAGTGGCTTAATGATGTTAAACTAATTCAAAACGGAGATGATAGAATAATTTCTCTTAGGCCAAACTCTGGGTGGAATAATACAAACGGATATATTTATGTAAACAATTTTTCCCTATCTTCCAGCCAGGCAAAAGCTTTTTATGTTACTTGCAAAGAAGTATCATCAGTCCCATTACAAACAAAGCAAACGGTACTTCTGATAGAAGATAATGTATTTGGGTCATACTTTGAAATAGCCATATCTCAGGATAAGATAGAGTATATTCTAAAAGATGGAGATGGAATTACTATAGTAGATTCAAAAGAGAGATACTTCTTGGGCGAAGACTTTGCTATTGGTATAGACATACAAAGATTCTCCGATTACTATGGTGAAAAGGTTGCACAGTTTTTTGGAAGACTTTCAAATATGTCTTTGTATATAGGTGGAAGAAAAGACTTTACTCAAACATTTACTGGAAACATTTATTCTATTGGTGTATGTTCAGAAAAGAACCTAGCTGAAATACAGTCTATCTTTGGTGAGTCTGGACTAATGTTTACTGATGAATTTGTAGATGGAAATATTCTTTCTTCAACCGCAGATGCAGAATTTTATAATACTGCTGTGTATGAGTTTCTTTATGATGGCGGATCTCTTGGACAATATGCTAACAGTATAATATTTTCTCATATAGCAAGTTATCACCTATCTTTAGTAGACTCTCAAATTTCTGGATTTGGTTTAGCTGTAGGATCAAACTCTTACTGGCAAGACTATGTTCCATTATCTACATTTGCCAAGCTAGTTCCTGATGCCAAGGGAGACAGCAGACTGGATTTAGACTTTTTGCAGTTTAATATTGACTACCCAGCACCATCGATTTTTATTCAAGAGCAAACAACGGGATCGTGGAGTTACGAAGAGCTGGCTTCTGAATATGCTACGCCAATTCAAAGATCATACGAATCTCTCGACAACCATTTATTTACAGGATTTGATAGCTATGAAGATTTAAAAAACAGAGCTGAAAATACCTATAAATATGACACATCTTCTTCAATCGTAAAAACATACGTCACATTCCAGCTGATAGAGGATAACCCAAATAAAAACCTAAACTCATTTATTAATGAAGAGAGACCATCAAAGGACGGAATTCTAAAGCCAGGAGATAACTGGCTAAATACAAAGTATGAGGTAGTAGATAACATGATTATCTACCCACCAAACTCCATACCCTTTGAAGATCTAGCAATAGTAACTCACATAGAAGCAAAGACATTAAGCATCGCTGACAGCCCAATATCAATTAGAAGGCTAGAGTACTGCTCCCTATCTTTGTCTGAAACTTCGCCAACTGCTATTGGAACTAGGTTTGGGAATGACATCTATCCATATAGAAAAGATGGATTCTACTTTACATACAATCAGGATAATCCTTTTACAATTTACAAGGGTAGCACACCATACCTTTACATGACAAGAAACAGCGGAATAACCATAAAGGGACAGTACGATCCAATAGTAAACCGTGGAATAGCTGTTCCAATAAACCAGTCAAGATCTGACAATCACAAGGTAATTGCTATGCAAATGTTTCTTAGATTTGATCAAGACTTTTTCCCATACGCCCCAACACAAATCTTTGAGTTGCAAAGCAAAAACTCGTATATTAAGTTTTATATGGTTGCCACCCATCCATCTGGAAAACGTGCAAAAATCTATGCCATTAATTCCAGGGGACAAGTAGAAAATGGTTTAGCCTTCTACTTAAATGGAAAGCTAGTAAAGGATCCAACTATTACGATTAAAGAATGGGCAACTCTTGGAATTAGGTTTGCAAATACTCAAGATTTTAATAACTATGAGGGTGCTTTGCGTATAAATGGTCCACTAACCTTTAATAGTTTGTCTTATTATAAGTCTACAAACCTACAAGAAGTACAGAACGTTGTTCAAAGACCATGGTTTAAGGTAGAAAAGGCTGGCTCGCTAACGCTAGATTGGAACTATTGGAATGCAATTCCATATCTTTGGGAAGAGGTGTTGGTTATATCAACCACTAGCTATTACGGAGTTGACCCTTCAGACATCTACAAGGCTTACACAGGAACCAATAAAATTATCGTAGATGACTCAGTAGAGACAACATTTGGTGACTATGCTTATAAATTCTATCAAAATGTTTCATGGAAGACTAATACCTATCAAGCCGTATAGTATGGTATACTATTGGTTATGAATAAGGAAAATCTCAATCAAATTGGTAAATCAAAGGTAACAGTCCTAGACAAAAACTATGATTGGGGTATTTATGTTTGGCAGAGAGAAAACGGTAAATGGTTTACGGATGGCCAGGGAAACATCCTAAACATTCCGTCCCATAGGGGTGACGAAATACAGCTGCAGAGACTTCGCCAAGCTGCAGCATATCATGGTGAGCCTAACGGCAAGCCGATCTTCTTTCCAGGAATGGGAAGGGTAACAGATGAAGAATATTCAGAACAAGTAGACAGAATGAAGCAAGGTCTAATTCCAAACCTCAATGACCTTGGTGCAGTTAAGGCAGCACAGGATACACTAAAGCTATATGGAGATGAAGGCTAATGTCAGACGAATTATATATTAGGGATATTGGCCTACCAGAGTTTGGAAGCCAAGAAGACGTTTTCAAAGCACAAGACCCATTCAATAAGAACTGGGACGAACTAAAAAACCTTAATGGTCTAGAGAAGAACTTTAAGCGTCGTTCAGAAAGAATGGCTAAGGCTTATGAGACTCAGATTCCTAAAGACTTGGATGTAAATAACCCACTATATCTTGACAGTGCTTACTCAGTTAGCCGTGGTATTGATGGTGCAAGGTCTAAAGAAATCAATCCAGGAAGTGTATACCGTAATGGCTATGGCATGTTTGACGTTATTACACCACCCTGGAATCTATACGAATTGGCTAATTTCTACGACACATCATTTGCTAACCACGCAGCTATTGATGCAAAGGTAGAAAACATTGTTGGTCTTGGATATGACTTCCACGTTTCTGATCGCACAATGATGGCCATTGAGGCTAACGATAATGATTCAGCACGTGAGAAAGCCCGTCGTCGTATTGAGCGTATGAAGATTGAGATGCGTGACTGGCTAGAGAATCTTAATGACGAAGAGTCGTTTACCAATGTTATGATGAAAGTCTTGACAGATTATGAGTCCACTGGAAATGGATATCTTGAAATAGGTAGAACCATCCGTGGAGAGATTGGTTACATTGGTCACATCCCTGCAACCACAATGCGTGTCCGTAGACTAAAGGATGGATATGTTCAGATTATTGGTCACAAGGTTGTTTATTTCCGTAACTTTGGTGCTAATAACCCTAACCCAATTACTGGTGACCCTCGTCCAAACGAAATTATTCACTTTAAGCAA